GAGAAAAGGAAAGAGGAAGATGTAAATGTATATTGTATGAATCTGCATCATACGGTGTTTGGTCTAATGTAATAGAATTAATCTTTACTACATGGTTTCCTGGATCTAATACAGGTTTAGTACGTCCACTTCCTGCAGACATGTCTTTAGTATTTAACATAACTTTCTTTTTTAAATTTGTTTCACTCATCTTAATTAATTTTCATATTCAATAATAGCATCTTTAACAACCTTTAATGAATTATCTATACGTGCATCATCAAACATTCCTGCTGGTGATTTACAAGTATTTTCTCCATTATTAACTGTTTCAAATACATAGTTTAATTTATCATTTTCATCTTTGACAACTTTGCCAAAAAGAACTATAGAAAATAGACCTTCCAAAGTTAATGTATTATCTATCATTTTACCAATAGTTTTTGCTTTAACTTTTCTATGTCCATTCACATCTGTTGATTCTTCTGAATGTGTCAAAAAGAATATATATAAATCATCTCTCATATCTTTAGGTAACTTAGCTACTTGAGCTAAATTAGCTGCAATTTGAGTAAATTTATCATATCCTTTTTCATTGGCTCTGTCAAAATATTCAAAACTTGACATATATTGCCAGTCATCTATTACTAGATTTTTTATATGAGGCATTTTATCATTAACATGCATCATAGCTTTCATAATTCCTGCAGAACTAGACACTGGTGTCATATTTCCTTTTTGATTATCTTTACTGATTGCTGTATAATTCTTTTTCCATCCTTTAAATGGTAAAGGTTTATTTGCAATGTTAATAATAAATGTCTCTTTAGGATCTAAATCCCTAATTGATGTTGATTTACCTGACCCGGAGTCAGCTATAACTAATACACTTTGTGCCATTATTTATTTAATTTTTGATTTATACTTAATAATGCTCTTTCAATTCCTATAAGAACATCTACTACTTCTCTTTTTTCTGGATCTTTAATTAATTCTTTAACTTGTGTAGGTTCTTTAATTGGTGATTTTCTGTCAGTTACATCATTAATTACTTTTAATTCAGTTACAGGTACAATATGTCTTTCAAATCCTGAACTACTTGTTACTACTTCATATTCTTCATTCCAATGAGCATTATGTTTTAATAAATATAATGTTCTTTTAGGATCTTCTGAATCATATTCAATACTAACAAATTCGGTATAGATATCTCTACCTTTTTGTAATTCACTTGGAAAGAAGGATACATGTAACTCATCTTTACCAGATGGTCTATATGCCATTTTTGGTATATATAGTGCATTTATACTTCCAACTGTTTGGAAATAATCTTCATGCTCTTTTCTTAATTCTTGTACTTTTGCTTTACGCTCTTGTGGTGTCATATATTATCTTCTTTGTTCTTGAGGTGGTGTATCCATCTCAGTTATTTGCATTCTTTCAAATTCTGCTTTAATACCTATTAAAGTATCAGCATGCTGTAACATTGCATCTGAACCAAATATATCTGATTCTAATACATAATTACCATATTTACCATTTACTGCTCTGTCTGGATTATCTATATTTCTATTTAATTGTGATAAACATATAAACATACAAGGATAATCTCTTTTACATTGAGTAAAAAACTCACCTAATTCAAATAACATATCTAATCTGTTATTTTGATATGGTGCTCTTTTTACTAATATACTATGATCAAGAGTTATAATAGTTTTCTTACCTTGATGTAAGTTCATATATATATCTACTTGATCCCTCATTTGATTAACAGTCATTGGTGTAGTAATAATATCTACAGGACTTTTAATTCTATCTTTAGCATATATATGACATTTATCAAATGTATCCTTAGATAAAGTAGTTCCTGCACTACACAATTCCTTATATGTTTTACCAGTTAAAGATGAAAATTCTCTTAATGCTGTAGTTCTACCTACCATTTCAAAACTAAATTCTAATACTCTATACTCTTCAGCTGGATTTAGAATGAAAGATTCTCTTACTATCTGATCCTTAATCAAAGTTTTCCCTGATCCAGGACGTCCCCCGATGACTGTAAGAGTGTTCCATTCTAATCCATCTGTTATAGCATCATTAAATTTAGGCCATGGAGTTTGTATAGATTTCTCTTGTCCACTCTGCCTAGCAAGCATATATTTTAATGCTTCATTAAATGACTGATATTGTCCATCCCATGCTGGTTTAATTTTACTCATACTACTTTTTCTTTAAAAGGTTGATCATCATCTATTTCTACACCATCACGAACCATATCACAATAATCAGCTAATTCAGAATGCTTTACTTTATACTTATCTGTTTTACATATAAAATATTGACTTGTTTTCATATACATATAATCTTTTTGTTTGTATTCATTTATATACATTACAGTTGCATGTGAAACTTCTTCCCATGTATAATCATATGTATCAAAAAACCATCTAAATGCATTTTCTAAAGTTTTTACATTTTGTCTACCAGGTTTACCACTTGGTAATTTACCTGAAGGCCATGCTTCTCTATATATTTTAAGCATTTCTACATATCCTTTACCTAATAATTGTGTAGTAGTTCTCTTTTTAGAAACTTTAAAGTATTGATTATATTTAACACAAATACTCTTACCTTTTGCAGTTAATGTAAACTTTGGTTTTTTATATACTAATAATCCTAATTCAATTAATCTTGTTGCATCTTCTTTTTTATTTTCTATTGGAAAAGAAATACTATTTTTAATCCCATACAAAAGAAGTAATTGGTTCGGTGTAAGTTTGTCTTTTAATATCTTCTGGAATAGTTCTAACATAATTTTTCATATTTTTTTTAAGTGTTTCATAAGCCTCACAAATTTGATGATCACCTATTTCTAATAAACCTTCTACTTGTTTAATACTATGTATTACACTTGCATGATGTTTATTTATATGTGCTCCTGTATATTGTAAAGTAAATCCCATTTTACTACACATATAGCAAAAGAGTTGTTTAAATATTACAAATTCTCTTTTTCTACATTCTTTACCTAAAGATCTCATTCTAAGTTCAGGATATAATGAACGCATGGTTCCTAATACTAATTTTTCAAGTATTTCTATTGTTTTAATTTGATGTGCTTCTTTCATTGCTGTTATACTATCTTCCCACTGTCTTACATTAACAACAACATCAGATTTATCACTAACTAATATATTAATATTTTTTTCATACTTTGATTCAAATTCAGTTTTAAACTGTTGAATCTCATTGGTCATTTCTAAAATATCTTCTTTAAACATATTGATTTTATTTAAGGTTTGTAAAGATACTAAAATTATTGTATCTTTATGTATAATTAAATACTATTGTAATGGCTAAAAAGAAAAAAACTGAAAAAAAAGAAAATGAAATACCAAAGCTTGAAGATCCTAAAATTCTTACAGACGAAGATAGATTAAAAGCACTTGAGAAAATGAATAAACTTTCAGGTTCTCAAGTTATAACATTACCTGATGATGCAGTTGTAAACATACCTATTTCAGGATTCTTTAAAAGATCTGTTGAAGGTGTATTTTTTCATCTTTTAGAAGATCTAGAAGCAAGTGAAATACTTAAAGTTATGGACAAGATCAAAAAAGGTTTTGAAGATGTTGACCCTAAAACAGTTAAAGATAGAGACAGAGCACTATGGTGCATTATGACTCTTTTATCTGAAATACATTGGCAAGCCGATGCTCAAGATAAAAATATTGTAACTGAACAAAAAGTAGGAAACTTAGTTACTTCTATTCTTACTGGTGTTAAAGGTGCTAAAGAACAACTTGCTAATGTTGCTGGAAAAAATACAGAAGAGGAAAAATCTAACGAAGATTAATTCCTACAAAATCCCCCATTTCAATTAAGGATTGTATTACAAGATTTAATTCTTGCTTACTGCAATCCTTAAATGATTTACAATATTCTTGTCCATCTTTATTAAAACATAATCCTGTTTTTCTTTTAGTTTCTAATTTTATTTCTTGAAATGTATTACCTATTTCATTTGCTAATTCTCTGATCATAGCATGAATCTTTGCAAGTTGTGCATTAGTTCCATCTTCACCAGATACACTAGCAAATATTTCTATTTTAACTCCTTCAGGTAATTCTTTA